TTATTTCATGATCATTAATATGCTGATGCTCATTTACCTTAAAAGAATAAACAATAATATTTTCAAAGTCATTGTTCTTACCTCTCAACTCATTTAATTTTTCACGATTAGATAATGACATTACAATTTTCCTACTGTACTATAATTGAGTAATAATAATTCTTTTCTTTGTTGTTGATCATGCATATAATCACCAACAGATCTCATAGTATAAGTAAGATCAAATTCAGTAACAGTCCAATTTTTAAATCTATCTTTAACTAACTGAGAAGAATTATATGATACCATCATATCAGAAGTATGTCCATCACAATCTTCTGCAAATTTATCATGGTCAAATTTCTTATGCATAGCACCTTTTTTACCATAAAGATTATCCTTAATATCATAAGGAGGATCTAAGTACATAAACAAACCATCATGTACATTTTCTCTAAGACAATATTCATATGAATATGAATTGATATGCCAATTAGAAATTATTTCTGAATACTCTGGTAATTTTTCGATACCACGGAGGGAGAAGTTCGAATCTGATGCTTGTTTCGAGAACGAGGAACACTCAGTGAGACCAGAGAAACTACACTTATTAACAATATAAAAAGCAACTGCTCTTTCGATATTTGTTTTTGTATTGTCATTGACAATCTTCTTTGATTCTTTGAATAAACCCTCTGCAGATTTTTGGTTGGGATGAGCAAGTTTTAACTTCTTTATTTCTGATGATAAATCACTACCAAACATCTGAAGATTCATCCAAAAATTTATTAATGGTTCATAAAGATCATTAACAGTAATCTTCAGATGTGGATACATCTTACTAACATGTATTGCAACACTACCACCACCTAGAAATGGTTCTCTAAACTCAGTATAATTACGAAGATCTGGAAAATAATATTGCATCTTAGTGCAAGCACGAGATTTTCCACCAGGATATCTAAGTGGTGTCTTTAATGATTTCTTGCTCATAATTTAAATGTAACTGAATAGCGTTATCAAATTTAGTATATGTAGGTCCATGTAAGGCACAATACTCATTAAAAGTAATCATCATTTCCTTACGTGTTAGATTACAATGTTTTGCTGCCTGTGGAACATTCCATTTTGCACAGAACAACATCTCCATTGCTTCTCTTGTCTCAGGTCTCATTCATTAATAAAATCTCTGTTTATCATAAGACTGTTCTAATTCAAGAACTATAGAATCCATAATACGATCAAAAGATCTTGACATCTGACGATATCCAGATCCAACATAAATCTGACCAGCAAATACTGATACAGTAGCAAGGCCCCAAAA